AGCACCTCCTCTGTTTTTCGCTACTCACTCAGCAGTACGCAAATTAGGAACATCAATCGACGCACTGTTAGAACTGGTTTTTACCAAACCTTGTTGATTAGCAGCAAAGGCATCATAGTCTAAGCGTTGAACTACAGCATTTGTTCCACCTGCAGCTTGCAGCACTCCCAAAGCGCCACTTTTAACATTCATGCCTAATCCAAAGAAGTCACCTTTAGATGCAAATCGCATGAAGTTGTTATAACCTCCATACTCTGGTGAAAGATTAGAAGTTTGTAATATAGCTCTTGCACTGTACATTGCTTCTTTTCACCCCTTTGGTCTTTCCATATTCATTAATCCACATAGAACTCAATTGTATGATCTAAAACTACTTAATTTGTCTATGCAATGTAATCTCTTCAGATATGAAACTGAAGTCTTACTAATCCATTGTTTATCTTCGTTAATGACGAAACCTAGATCAGCATAAGCTGCTGCAACTTCACTCAGATTATCATTATCTAAGCCTTCTAGTACATAAGCTGCATCGTCACCTTGAATTTGGGCAACAAACAATTTCTTTTTTGTACGTATACTTACGTATTCTGCCGCTATACGATTAACCAGACTATCTAAAGTATTAGTAAATGTAGTCCCTGATGGCATGTTACCATCTCTTCCTGAAACTGCTCCGTCTGGTGTAATTATAGGAGTACAAAGTATATGAGTATTAAAGTACCACTCAGCAAGTTTTAAATGTAAATCATCAAGGTTGAATCTTGAAATAATTAATTTACTGGCGAAATTCATAAGGTCTTTGTGCAAATGGTAATCGAATCCTGATGCATCGAAACCGTAGAAATTTTGACCTTTATGTTTGCGCATGAATTCGGCCATTGATTTATCAACTTCTTCCTGTTTAATCAAAGCTTTACGTCAAGGAATTTTGATTTCTGCTTCTATAAATGGAAAGAATAAACTGCCTATAATGGTTGCGCCGTGGGCTTCACCTCATATAATACGCTGTTTTGTCTCTGAATCGCGTCCTTCTTGACCGCGTCATAGGCATCAAAAGGCTATATCCTCAAGTTTTGGGGCAATTGAATCTTTAATATTAGCTAATATACGTTTTGCAACGTTTAAATACATTGGCCG